GAGATGCCAGTTCCCGAGCCGCCGCCCGAGCCATCGCCACCACCGCCGCCTTGTGGGGGGTTCTCCTTCTTCAGGATGTTGTACACCTGCGCGGAGTCCATGCCACGGAAGCGTGCGTCGAGTGCACCCACGGCCTTGCCCTCTTTGTGCGGCATGACTGCGAACCCGTCCTTGTTGTCGTCGGTGATCTTGATGTTGATCACGTAGTCACACGCCACGTTGGCCAGAGGTGCGCACTCATCGTAGAGGTGACGCCACGTGGTCAGGTGTTTGTACAACTTGTGATAGCACTCGTGCAGGACAAGGAAGCGCAACTCGGCATCGTTGAGTCCTTCAACAAAGGCGCGTCCATACATCTCATCACGTCCGTTCGTACACGCTGTAGGAATGGCATCGTTGATCTCACGCTTGCCCACCATGAGCACCCCTGCGAGGGCGACATACTTGGGGCTTGCCATGATGTCCACGACTGCCTTGGTCAGGCGTTGTTCTGCGGTCAGTTGTTTACCGATCATCAGCATGTCATCACCTCCAAAGAACACACAACACGGCGGCTATCGCCATGGGCAATACGATGTATTCCCCAATCGCTTGGATGATTTCTACAGTCATCGTTGCCTCACTTCTTATCAGCCGCGAACATGTAGTTGTTGGCCATGGCCCACTGTGTGAACTTCTTGTTGGTCATCACGAGTGCTTGCTTGTTGTACTTCGGGTTGCGCACACCGTTGGCGAACAGACCCTGCGCTTCCTTGTCGAGGCGCGTCATGTAGTCCATCCACTGATCGCACCAGTCGCGTTCGATCACGGCCAGCGTGCGGTAGACCACCATGCACACGGCGGCATCACTCTCGGGCACCTTGGCTTGCATCGGGTCTTTCTTGATCGAGTCGAGGCTTGGCAGTTGGTCGCTCAGTTTGACGAACGCCATCAAGTCCATGGCCGCACGTTCACCGATGGTGCCCATGAGCATCGCAGTCAGCGTCTGGTCGTCCATGCCGTCGCGCACCTTGAGCCAGTCGGATGCGGCTTCGAGGGAACGTGGTGTTACGAAGGCAGTGCGTGGCACCTTGGGGTGAAAGATGTAAGGGTTCTGCTCAGGGTCTTTCACGTCCTCGAAACTGTGGAACAGTTGCGGGTTGTCTTTGCACCAGCCAAGCAAGGTGTGATCGACGCTGTTGTTGATACCCCACTCGATCCACTCCATGTTGGACGGCTTGCGTGATGTGATCACAGTGATGCGGTTGCGTGCATGCGGCGGGAGCAGGTCGCCCACGCCCTCGGCCCCTAGGTTGGTCGTTGCGAACACCACTGACTTGTCATCCAGCGTGTAGCCTCCCATCTTGCGCTCCAGCAACAGTCGGAGCATGGCGTTCTTCACGGCGGGGTTGGCCTTGCCGTACTCGTCCACCATCAGGATGATCGGCTTGTTCAGGTGCAGACCCAACTCCTCGTTGGTCACGTACCGCACGTAGCCTTGCTCGTCGATGGCTTGCAGTTGTGGGATGGTGATGTCACCCAAGTCCTTGGTCGTGCAGTCAAAGTAGCACGCTGTGTGTCCGGGCAGTGCGGCCTTGAGGGACTTGAGCAGGGATGACTTGCCAGTACCCATGTGCCCCTGCACGAGGATGGTTCGCTTGTTGCCACCCTTGAGGATGGCGTTCTCGATCTGGTCGAGGCCCAGTGCATACATGGCGATTGCTTGATTAGACATAGTGTTTCCTATTGGTTGGTTGAGTTTGATTACAGGGTTCTTACGTGTTGCCACGCTTGATTGGTTGGTGATAACTTGTTAGGCGTCGCCTAACAACGAGGGGGATCAGAATCCCAGTCCGGGCAGGTTGTCGATGATTTTCTTGACTTCATCGACCTGACGTTTCGTCTCCATCCGAAGATAGGAGTCTTCGCGCAACGCCTCCGGCGTTATGCCTTGCATGGCGGCGTCGAGGCGTTGGTGTGCCTCGGTCATGGCTGGGTCAGCCGTGATGTTCATGGTGTCGAGCAGGTCAACAATCTCCTGCACGTTGGTCACCAGCGTGTCGCGGAACACCTTCTTGGTGGTGCTGTCGGCGTAGTCGAGGCGTTCGGACATCTTGGTCAGTGCTTCGTGGGCACGCTTCCACACGTCGGCCATGGCGTCCTTGAGTTGGTCGCCGTAGAACTTCTCATACTGCTCACGCATTGAGGCGGCGGCCTCGTTGCCAATGTCCAGTCGCCAGTCACCCGCATCGGGCAGGGGGATCGCCACGAACCGGAACTTGAACTTGGACGCGAGGCTGTCGCGGCTCGGGTAGTCCTCGCTTGAGAACAGCGCACCCAGTTTGAGTTGGGAGTTCTGAATCTCCCAGTCGTAGGCGTTGAGGAACGCCTCGGTCAGCCGTGCGAACTCGGTCTGCAACTCGGTCATGGTGCGCTCGTACCCGTTGGCGTCGATGTACTTCTTTGTGGGGCACAGCCGCATCCCAAGGTCTGACCACGGCATGGTCATGGCGTAGTGTGCGTTGCGTGCGTTGGCCGCGAACTTCTGCACCGCATCCAATTCGGCGCAGTCACCCAAGAGTTTCTTGTGGACGTTGGCCACGCCCTTGGCGGCGTTGTTCTGTGCGGTGACATCGTTGGACGCACGCTTGTCGAGTTTGCGGCCCGTCCATGTGCTGATGGACAAGTCGATGAGCACTGCACTGGAGGCGATGCTCGGGGCTGAAATGTTCGGGTTCATTTCTTTCTCCTGAAATGTTAGGCGGTGCCTAACTTGGTTGGTTGATTGCTTGGTTCGTTGTTGTTGGATGATTTCCCACCCAACAGACTATAGTATAACACAGTATCTTGCCTAAGTCAAGTGTTTGGTGTTGTTTTGTGAGTATCCGTGGTGTTTTGTTTGAGGAACAAGCACTCGTGGTTGTGGGTCTTGCCCTTGCTGTCCACGTACGACTCCCCGCACCCAGCGAACCACTCGGCCAGCATGACGGCAAAGAACAGTACGAAGACGGCACCGAGGATGCCTTGGAGTAGCCACAGGGCAAAGCGTTTGATCAGGTCTTTCATAGTGTGTCTTTCGGTTTGTTGATGTGGTTGAGCACCTCGATCCAGAACTTGCGCCCTGCTTCGTGGCTGTCGTACGCAAATGCGTGGTCGGTCGCCCGCTCTGCGGGTGTGTACTTGCTTTTGCCGTACATGCTTATCATGCGTTCGGCGACGGTCTTCGGGTCTTCGTTCATCTGCATTCCTCCCAGCCAAAGGCTGTGACGTTCGATGGTTGCGACTGCGACGTGTAGGCGTACATGTCCTTGGCACGCTTGGCTGTCAGGCCAGTCCACTCGGTGGTCACGCCCTCTCGGGTGGTGACGTAGAAGCGGAAGCGGTACTTGGACGGTGCGCTCTCAAACATGTCAATGGTTGCGTTGTCTTCAGGCTGTTTCATCTTTGCTCTCCTGTTCTTTCTTCACGAGTGCGCCAGCGGCGGCGCTGAATGCTTGGCTCACGGCCAGCAGGTCTGCGAGTTCCCTCTGCACCTGCTTGAGCACGTTCGCGGCAATCTCCTTGCTCATGCCCTCCATGAGGGCGGTGGCGATTTGCGGCTTGCGCCGCATGGCCTTGCGCAGGATGTCGAGGGCGTTCTTCTCCTCATATGTCAGCGTGGCGCGTGCTTCGCTCATATCAAACCTTTCTCTTTCATTACGTTTCGTGCTATCTGGGCGTAGCCTTGACGCCGCGCCAGAATCTCTTTGGCATACACGTTGCGCAGTTGCGCATCGGTGCATTGTTCGCAGTAAGCCCGGAACTCGGCGCGGTCGCGCTTGGTCATCCTCGGCTCCCCGCCGCCACGCCAGCGATTCCGTCACGTGCGAGACACTGCATGGCACCCGTGTTCATGGGGATGAAATCGACATACCATGGCATTGCTTGGCTTTGATGGCGTGATGTGCTCGGGCTGTACTTGCCGTCATTGGCGTACCAATGCACCTGCCCACAGTCGCCCACCTCGGCGGCGTAGATCGGGAAGTGTTCGCCGTAGGAATACACCACGTACAGGTCGGTGTGCCCATGGCTTGCGATGTGCCGCTCGGCGTATAAGTTGTTACCCTTGAACGGTTTGCGTGCCTCGACGAAGCGGCGTGCATCCTTGTTGGCAATGCGTGGGATTGGCATGTCAGTTCTCCTTGGGTTGTTCGATGGGTGCAACCCACCAGTCATATTCGGTAGTGATGTTGGCATCGGCCCACTCGTTTGCACTGTCGCGGGTTTCAAACGGGCCGGTGAATGTCAGCCCGTCAATCGGGTTGCCGTAGCAGACGATGAAGTGCGTGTTCATGTTGTCCTCTTGGGGTTGAGTTGTTTGAGCAGGTCGATGTCGGTGAACAACATGTAATTTGACTTGTTCATGGGGGCGATGGTGTGTCGCACGTTCTTGGCGGCAGTCTCGCCGCAGGACATACAGGTGCGGTAGCCAAGCCGGGCACGGGCAGGAGGGATGCGCTCGGCGTAGCACGAGGTACAGATTAGTAGGCGAGAGGCCGATAGGCCGTGGGTGTGGTCAGGCATGTGATGGCTCCGTGGTGAGTTCGTAGGTGTAGGTGCCGTTGTCCATGCACGAGAGCAGGTAGCCTCGGTCGGGGTGGCTCAGTCGTGTGTTGGCAAGGATGATGCGCCGGGCGCGGTCGATGGCTTCGGTCTCAGGCACCTGCCCCTTGAGTTCCACGTGGTGGCGGTCGGATGGTGTGCCGACCTGAATGACTGTTCTCATGGTGTCCTTTCTGTTAGGCGGTGCCTAACATGGCGTTGGGTGGCAGTGGGAAGTCACTGCGCTTTATCAACCCAACAGCCTATAGTATAACACGATACTACACCAAAGTCAATGATTTGACACTATTTGATAGTTGTTAGTGGGTCATTCTTCGTCCGGTATCCCGAGTCGGGCGCGGTCTTCGGCGGTCATGGTGGCCAGCAAGTGCTTCGGCACGAACGCACCAGAAGATGTAACCACATTACCCCAGCGGCGTGTGGTGTCAGCGGGTTTAAGGTTCTCGATCAGGATGTTGGTCGGGTTCTCGTCTCGGTTGAGGATGTACCTCGGCATGGTCAGCACGGGGTTGGGCTCGGTCTCGGTGATGAGCAGTGGGTGCTGGTGCAGGATGTACACGATCTGCTTGGGGGTCAGGTATTGGGTGCCGACGCGCACGGTGGCGGTCGAGGGGATTGCTCGGGCGCTTTTGGTATCCCACAGCGGGGAGCCGTGCACTGGCACGAGTGCGGGGTCGTAGCGATAACGGGCGGCGATGGGGAAGGTGCGGACTTTCATGGGGGCCTTTCCGGGTGGAGATTGTGGAAGTGTTTTGTAGTGTAGCGTGGAACCGATACAGGTGCAAGAGGCAAGAATGTTCGCGGTTGACACTGTTCTTTTGTTCGTTTCGTGGTGCGCTGTAGTGTTCGCTATTTGTAGCCTGTGTGGAAGTGTGATGTGGTAAATGTGCGTAACTGTAGTTGCTGTAAGTCCTTGATGTGTAACGATGTTCCGTTTTTTAGGGGAAAAAGGACATACCCCGACCCCCAACATCACTTCCACACTTTTTTTTCTTGTGGTAAGTGAATACCACGTGTTGTGGAAGTGATCTCGGCTAGCGTGGGACAATTTTTTAGAAAACGAACATATATGAAAGTATTAAAAAATAGAGGAAAACTTGTGCACAGAACGGCGCGGGAGATGTAGTGCCTGATACAAAACAGCATGATTTGATAGTGTTCTTTCAATAGCGAACATTGCGTCTACTGTAGCAGAACATTGTGCCAAATTCAGGCCCAGCCAACACACCATAACATCCACGCCACGTGTTAAAAACGAACATTGTTAGGCGTCGCCTAACACACAATAGAACATTGTAAAAACCGAACAATAGAACAGTACTAAAAAGCGAACACTAGAACAAAGCAAGAAACGAACAATCGAACAGTCCTTGCCGCCCCGCCGCTCTAGGAACTGGCATCACATGTTAGGCGGCGCATACGAATCGCAGGCTCACAACACATGGCTCACGCGCCCGAGGCCGGGTGCAATGCTCCACGCCGCGCCGCTTCTGGAACTGGTATCAATGCCGCCTGAGTTGTTAGGCGGCAGATTTTGGACAAAAAAAGCCCCGCCGAAGCGGGGCTCTGGGTTACTTGATCAAGGCTGAAGCATCCTTCAGGTGTTTGATCATCTGGGTGGCGCTGAAGGTCACGGCCTCAGCCTTTTCGATCTTGTCAATCCATGCTGACAAGTCACGCTTGAGGCGGGTTGCAAGGTCAGCCACTTTGCGAGCGCCGCGCTCATCATCGCTCATGCTTTCCTCATCCTCAGCCTTTTTGACGTGCTGAATGACGCGATTCAAGCGTGAACCGATTTGCTGTTGCACCCAGCGCTTGGTGACTTTCTCCTCATCACTCAGCGCCGTTTGAGGCTTGGCCATTATTGCTTGCTCAGTCTTGCTGAACGACAGCAAAACAACGTCACGCTTGAACGCGTCACGCAATTCCTTGTCATTGTTCAGGCCCTCACTTGTCACGCCCTCAGCCCTCAGCATATCGCCAGCCTTGACCCAGCGCTTGGCCACGCCAGCCTCAGCCTTGAGGGTTTCGACAACAGTGGACACGCACTCAGCGGAAAGATTCAATTTGCTCATAACATTCTCCAAAATATCGGTGGAGATAAAACACTCCTTGAACCGATGACTCTATTGTGCACCATAAGATGTTATCTGTCAAGGAAACGCATGGCCTGATATGATCTGATGATGTTAGGCGACGCCTAACAGAGTGAAAAGTCACCCCGCGTGACCCCACCCGTACGCCACCCCCCGACATGGCTTTGGAGTCCCTGTCCGCTGTGTAGTCTGCTATTACGCACAAACGATCCCCGCCCCCATGAATTGGGACACCCCCCACTGATTTTTTATACAGGTACATACGCAATTAGTCATTGAGTAGTGTGACATCACACCCCATAACTTCACACCACGTAACATACTTACAGTTTTTGCTCACGAAGGCTCTCCATATATTGGAGACCCCCCACCCCCCTCGAAAATTTTGGCCCCGCGCTTTGAGCCGGTGCAGTGCATAAAAACACCCCCCGGTAGGGAAGTTTGACATCCTTTGTCAAAAGCACATACACTGTGCACATCGGTCTACACGGACTTGCGAACATGACAATTGAACTCATGCCTGAGTTGGGGGTGGAAATCACGCCTGACATCTCATACATCGACCTGCGAGAGCGGGCCGAGGCAGCATGCCGCTCGGCGTTGCTGCTGGAAAAGCATGGGCTGGACATCGAGCCCACCCCCGGCGACAAGGAAACAGCCGCTGCATTGACCGCGGCGTACGCTGAAGACCCCGAGCGCACCTCCAAACTCACCAACCACGTGCGTGCCGCAGCCCTCACACCGGCTTCGCTCATCAATATCCGCGACTACCTCGACGAATATGGCCGTGCAGTGGTCACGCATGCTGTTGAAATGCGCCATTTGGTGACAAACAGGCTGCTCGAAGAGTCCCGAAACCCCGATCCGCGCATCAGAATCCGTGCATTGGAACTGCTGGGCAAGCACTCCGACGTGGGCCTGTTCTCCGAGAAGCAGGAAGTGACGATCACGCACCAGACCACGGACGAGTTGAAGGAAAAGTTGCGGGCCAAACTGCAACGTCTTATCCGGCGCGATGTTGGAGAGGAGTCGAACCACTCGCCCGCCATCGAAATGGGTGGTGAGATCATAGACGTTGATGCTGAACTGGGCCTGAGCGTCGAAAATTCGACGCCTGACGCGTCGGAACACGAAAATAAACCGGAAATTTGCGAGAAAACTGCAAAAACGGGGTCGTATTACGAGCCAGAACCCGATATTGACCCCGAAGACCCAGATGGGGGCCCGGTGCAGTGAGTCAGGGTACTGAATCCACCGTCGATAGCCTGCTTCTGGACTTCACGGGGGAGGAAATCCAGTTGATGCTGGACAACCTCGACTCCTACACGCCAGAGGAGCAGGTCGAGATCGAGAAAATCGCCGATGTGCTCAATGCTCGCAAGTTGGCCAAGGCGTGCTACGACGATCTGATCGAGTTCTGCAGGCACATGCAGCCCGACTACAAGGTCGGACGCCACCACCGCATCTTGGCCACGCTGCTGATGTCGATTGCCAAGGGCGAAAGCGACCGGGTGTGCGTGAACATGCCACCGCGCCATGGCAAATCACAGTTGGTTTCCATTTACTTCCCAGCGTGGTTCATAGGACGTTACCCCAACAAGAAGGTGCTGATGGTGTCCCACACCACAGACCTCGCCGTGGACTTTGGCCGCAAGGTGCGAAACATCATCGACTCCGATGCGTACAAAGAGGTCTTCCCCAACGTGGGCCTTGCGTCGGACTCCAAGTCTGCCGGGCGCTGGAACACCAGCGTGGGCGGCGAGTACTTTGCCTGCGGCGTAGGCTCTGCCTTGGCCGGGCGAGGCGCTGACTTGCTGCTGGTGGACGACCCACACAACGAGCAGGACATCATCAACGGCAACTTTGACGTGTTCGAGAAGGCATACGAGTGGTTCACCTACGGTGCCCGCACGCGTTTGATGCCCGGGGGCCGTGTGGCCATCGTGCAAACACGGTGGCATCAGGATGACCTGACTGGGCGTGTGACCCGAGACATGTCCCAGAACGACAAGGCTGACCAGTACGAGGTGGTGGAGTTCCCCGCCATCATTGAGGTTGAGCGAGAAGTCGATGGCGTCAAGAAGAAGATCGAGAAGCCGCTGTGGCCCGAGTTCTTCAACCTCGATGCGCTGTACCGCACCAAGGCGTCCATGCCTGTGTTCCAGTGGAACGCGCAGTACCAGCAGAACCCCACGTCGGAAGAGGCCAGCGTCGTCAAGCGCGAGTGGTGGAACGAGTGGACAAAGGAAGACCCGCCATCGTGCGAGTACGTCATCATGACGCTGGACGCCGCAGCCGAGAGCCACAACCGGGCCGACTACACAGCCATCACCACGTGGGGCGTGTTCTTCAATGAGGAGCGCGAGGGGCCGGGTGCCAACGCCTACAACATCATCCTGCTCAACAGCATCAAGAAGCGGCTGGAGTTCCCCGAACTCAAGACCTTGGCGCAAGAGGAGTATCGTGAGTGGGAGCCTGACGCGTTCATCGTGGAAAAGAAGTCATCAGGCACTGCGCTCTATCAAGAATTGCGACGCATGGGCATCCCTGTGGGTGAATACACACCACATAGAGGTAGCGGTGACAAGTTAGCACGGTTAAACTCTGTGGCGGACATCGTGAGGTCGGGTATATGCTGGGTTCCGCAGACCCGCTGGGCAGAGGAAGTCGTCGAGGAGATCGCAGGATTTCCGTTCATGGCCCACGATGACTTGGTTGACGCTACGGTGATGGCACTCATGCGGTTCCGCCAAGGCGGCTTTATCCGGCTCCCGAGTGACGAGCCCGATGAGGTCAGGTACTTCAAATCGCGTAGCAAAAACCGCTACTACTGAAAGGATTGGACATGGCAACGAGCAACATGAGCCCCGGGTTGTACCAAGCGCCGAAAGGGCTGGACGAAGAGGCCGAGGACATAGAAGGTGTCGAGGTCGAGATCGAGGCCCCGGGCCTTGGCGAAGTCGAGATCATCGAGAACCCTGACGGCACTGTCGAGGTCAACCTCGAAGGGTCATCCGAGGACGACGAGGAAGGCGAGTTTGGTGACAACCTCGCTGAGTTCATGGATGAGGGTGCGCTACAGAAACTCGCGTCTGATCTGACAGACCTCGTGGAGGCTGACATCACAGCACGCAAAGAGTGGGCTGACACATTCGTCAAGGGCCTTGAGGTGCTGGGCTTCAAGTACGAGGAGCGCACCGAGCCGTGGGACGACGCGTGTGGCGTGTTCTCCACCGTGCTGGCCGAGGCGGCGATTCGCTTCCAAGCCGAGACCATGAGCGAGACATTCCCTGCTGCCGGGCCCGTGAAGACAAAGATTCTGGGCAAGGTCACCAAGGAGAAGGAAGAAGCCGCCGAGCGCGTGCGCGATGACATGAACTATCAGGTCACCGAGCGCATGGTGGAGTACCGCTCCGAGCACGAGCGCATGCTCTACTCGCTGGGCCTTGCAGGCTCTGCGTTCAAGAAGGTGTACTTCGATCCGAACATCGGACGGCAAGTCTCGATCTACCTGCCAGCAGAAGATGTCATCGTGCCTTACGGCACCAGCCACATCGAGCAAGCCGAGCGTGTCACCCACGTGATGCGCAAGACCAAGAATGAACTCGAACGCCTGATGGATGCAGGCTTCTACCGTGAGTGCGATCTGGGCGAACCGCTCCAGTTCCACACGGACATCGAGAAGAAAAAGGCCGAGGAGGGTGGCTTCACCCTGCAAGATGACGACCGCTACGCCCTGCTGGAGGTGCACGCAAACCTGTGCATCGACGGCGTGGATGACGAGGAGAACGACCTCGCCAAGCCGTACGTGGTGACCATCGACAAAGGCACCGGCAAGGTGCTGGCCGTGCGCCGCAACTGGGATGAGGAAGACCCCCTCATGCTCAAGCGCAACCACTTCGTGCACTACGTCTACGTCCCGGGCTTTGGCTTCTATGGTCTGGGCCTGATCCACATCATCGGTGGCTACGCCCGCGCTGGCACTTCGATCATTCGCCAGTTGGTGGACGCTGGCACCCTGAGCAACCTGCCGGGTGGCCTGAAGACCCGGGGTCTGCGCATCAAGGGTGACGACACGCCGATCCAGCCGGGCGAGTTCCGTGATGTTGACGTGCCATCGGGCACGGTCAAAGACAACATCATGACCCTGCCGTACAAAGAGCCAAGCCAGACTTTGCTGGCTCTGCTCCAGCGGATCACGGAAGAAGGTCGCCGCCTTGGCGCGATCTCCGACATGAACATCTCGGACATGTCTGCGCAGGCTCCTGTGGGCACCACGCTGGCCCTGCTGGAGCGCACGCTCAAGCCCATGGCCGCTGTCCAGAGCCGCGTGCACTTCGCCATGAAGCAGGAGTTCAAACTGCTCAAGGCCATCATCGCTGACTACGCCCCCGAGGAGTACCAGTACGAGCCTGACACCGGACACACCCGGGCGCGGCAGGCCGACTACGCCATGGTGGATGTGATCCCCGTGAGCGACCCCAACGCCAGCACGATGGCGCAGCGCGTGGTGCAGTACCAAGCGGTGTTCCAGATGGCCCAGAGCGCTCCGCAGATTTACGATCTGCCGTACCTGCACCGTCAGATGATCGAGACGCTGGGCGTGAAGAACGCCGACAAGATCGTCCCGACGAGCGAAGATCAGAAGCCACGTGACCCCGTGTCTGAGAACATGTCAGCACTGGTGGGCAAACCGCTCAAGGCATTCATCTATCAAGACCACGAGGCGCACATCGCTGCGCACCAGTCGTTCATGCAAGACCCGATGATCGCTGCCAGCATTGGCCAGAACCCGATGGCCCAGCAGATCATGGCCAGCCTGCAAGCACACATCGCCGAGCACTTGGGCTTCTCCTACCGCAAGCAGATCGAGGAGCGTCTGGGCGTCACGTTGCCCCCGCCCGACGAGGAATTGCCAGAGGACATGGAGGTTCAACTGGCTCGCCTCATCGCAGATGCAGGCAAGCAGGTTGCACAGGCTCACCAGCAGCAGGCCGCACAACAGCAGGCCCAGCAGCAGCAAGCCGACCCGCTGTTCCAGTTGGAGCAGTCCAAGGTCAAGGTGCAGGAGATGGAGGTCACTCGCAAGGCCCAGAAGGATCAGACCGACGCACAGATCGCGTCCGAGAAACTGAAACTTGAAGCCATGCGCACCATGGCCACGGTCGATAACGAGAAGAACCGCGTCTCCTCACAAGATCGCCAGTCCGCAGAACGCCTGCGACTCGATGCCCTGAAGGTGCTCGCCGCGCCGAAAGGCCAACCAAAGCCGCCAGCCAGCGGCAACAAGGAGTAATCCATGGCCAAAACCGTCTTTGACGTGCTGATTGAGAAATACGAGGAGGAAGTGGCCTCCTCGTCCCAGTTTCTGGTGAACGGAGGATGCAAGTCATTCGACGAATACCGGGAGGTGGTGGGTCGGATTCGAGGTCTCCAACTCGCCATTGAAACCACCAAAGACCTTTTGCGTTCCCAAATGAAAGATGATGACGATGACTGAAGAAACTACCGCCGTGACCGAGGCTGAAATCGAGGCGCAGATGCCAAAGCCTGTCGGGTATCGGTTGCTGATCGCGCTGCCCCAGATTGAAGAAACCTTCAACTCGATGGGTATCGTGAAATCCGAGCGAACCATGTACGAGGAGCAGTTGATGACTGTGACTGGGGTGGTGCTCGATATGGGCGAACAAGCCTATGCCGACAAGGAGCGTTTCCCCAACGGCCCTTGGTGCAAGCAAGGTGACTTTGTGGTGTTCCGAGCCAACTCTGGCACGCGCATCCGGGTCAACGGCGTGGAATACCGCCTGATGAATGACGACTCCATCGAAGCAGTCGTGGCCGATCCGCGTGGCATCACGCGTGCGTAAGGAGGCATACCATGCCCATGGAAAAAGTATCGTTTGAGTTCCCCGATCCCGAACGGGACACGAGCAAAGACATCAAGATGAAAGAGGACGGCTCCGCCGAAATCGTCATCGACGGTCGCCGTGACCCCTTCGCTGACGTGCCTGACACCAAGGACGACAAGAAAGCGTCGCCCAAGGCCAAGGACGACGAGGATGACCTCGACATTGAGGTGGTGGACGACACCCCCAAGAAAGACCGGGGCAAGAAGCCCTCGACACCCCCTGACGAACTGACTGACGACGAGTTGAAGTCCTACTCGGAGAAGGTCAAGAAGCGTCTCCAGCACTTCAGCAAGGGCTATCACGACCAGCGCCGCGCCGCCGAGCAAGCCGCACGTGAGAAAGCCGAACTGGAGGCCATGACCGCACGCCTGCTTGAGGAGAACAAGAAACTCAAGGGCACCGTGGGGCAGAACCAACAGGCGATGCTGGAACAGGCCAAGAAGATGGCCGAGCGCGAGTTGGAGGAGGCCAAGTCCAAGTTCAAACAAGCCTATGATGCGGGTGAATCAGACGCCGTTGTTGCAGCGCAGGAAGAACTGACTGCTGCAAAAATGAAGTCGGAGCGAGTAAACAATCTCAAACTACCCGCTTTACAAGAGTCTGAAACTGATGTACAAACTCAGGTAACCGCCCCAGCAGTCGATGACCGGGCCGTGAAATGGCAACAAGACAATTCATGGTTTGGGTCTGATGATGAGATGACCAGTTTCGCGTTGGGGTTGCATCAGAAATTGGTCAAACAGGGTGTAAACCCTCGCTCAGATGAGTACTACGAGAAGATCAACTCTCGTATGCGACAAGTCTTCCCCGATCAGTTTGAAGCTGACGAGGATGATGAACCAGAGGAAACGAAGCCTCGTCGAAAGACGAACGTCGTGGCACCAGCAACACGTAGCACTGCGCCCAAAAAGATCGTGCTGACGCAAACGCAGGTGGCATTGGCCAAACGGCTTGGTGTGCCGCTGGAAGACTACGCCAAACAGGTTGCTATGGAAATGAGGAAACAAAATGGCTGAGAACAGACTGAACCGAGAACTGGAAACCCGTGAAAAAACGGCCCGCAAGCGCAACTGGATTCGTCCAGATACGCTGCCTACTCCTCACCCCGAGGAGGGCTACGAATTCCACTGGGTTCGCGTCAGCACTCGCGGCGAGTCTGACCCCATGAACGTGTCCCTCAAACTCCGCGAGGGCTGGGAGCCCGTCAAAGCATCGGATCACCCGGAAATCTTTGTGGCTGGCATCGAAAATGACCGCTTCAAAGACAACATTCTGATTGGTGGCCTGCTGCTGTGCAAAGCACCCAAAGAGTTGGTCGCAGACCGAAATGACTTCTTCCGTCAGGAAGCAAATGCTCAGATTCAGTCGGTTGACCATAGTCTCATGCGCGAAAATGATCCACGTATGCCGCTCTTCAACGAGCGCAAAACGAAAGTCACTTTCGGTAGAGGAACCTAATTTTTTTGGAGTCAAAACATGGCTTACCCCACCATTGACAAGCCGTACGGCTTGCAACCGACCAATCTGATTGGCGGTCAGGTGTTCGCTGGTTCGACCCGCAACCTGAAGATCGCAAGTGGCTATGCCACCAACATCTTCTACGGCGATGTGGTCAAACTGGTGAGCGATGGCACTGTCGAGAAAGACACTGGCACAACTACCGTTGCATCCAACGGCGTTGCTGGTATTTTCCTTGGCTGCACCTACACCAACCCTTCCACGAAGCAGCCTGTCTTCGCACAGTACTGGCCCGCCAGCACCGTTGCCTCTGACGCGCAAGCCATCGTGGCTGACGATCCCGATATTCTGTTCAAGGTCGCTGCTGTGTCTTCGGGCACCACTGTCGCCTTCTACGGCCAAACCGTGATCGGCAACAACGTCGCTCTGGTGCAGAACTCCGGTTCGACCACCACTGGCGATTCCGCTGTGGGTATCAACGGCTCCACCGCCGCTGCTACTGCATCTCTCCCCATCCGCATCGTGGCAGGTGTCCCAGACACCGCGAACGCTTCTGGTGAATTCTGCGAATTCATCTGCAAGTTCAATGCTCCGTACATCACGTTGACCGAAGGTACGCCTAACGTCGTCGCATGGAACGGTGGCCACATGTACAACAACCCGACCGGCGTCTAAGGAGTTAGATCATGGCAATTTCTCGTGCCCAACTACTGAAAGAACTCCTGCCCGGCCTTAACGCGCTGTTTGGTTTGGAGTACAAAAAATACGGCGAAGAACACAAAGAGATTTTCGAGAGCGAAACCTCTGAGCGTTCTTTTGAAGAGGAGACGAAACTCTCCGGCTTCAGCGCCGCGCCTGTGAAGAACGAAGGTTCTGCGCTGGCATATGACAACGCTCAAGAAGCATGGACTGCACGCTACGTGCACGAGACCATCGCTATGGGTTTCTCGCTGACCGAAGAGGCCATCGAAGACAACCTGTACGACTCTCTGTCCAGCCGCTACACCAAGGCGTTGGCTCGTGCCATGGCTTACACCAAGCAGGTGAAAGCCGCTGCGATCCTGAACCAAGGCTTCGCTGGTGGCCCCACCTACGGTGACGGTCAAACGCTGTTCTCCACCGCCCACCCGTTGGTCTCCGGTGGTACCAACAGCAACCGCCCCACCATCGCTGCCGATCTGAACGAGACTTCCTTGGAAGCCGCCGTGATCCAGATCGCAGGTTGGACGGACGAACGCAGTCTTCTGATTGCCGCCAAGCCCCGCAAATTGGTTGTGCCTCCAAGCCTCCAGTTCGTGGCCGAGCGTCTGTTGAAGACCGAACTGCGTGTCTCCACTGCCGACAACGACATCAACGCTTTGAAGTCGATGGGTTCCATCCCCGAAGGTTATGCAGTCAACCACTACTTGACTGACAACAACGCATGGTTCCTGATGACTGACGTGCCTAACGGTCTGAAGCACTTCGTACGTACCCCAATGCAAACAGGTATGGACGCTGACTTCGACACCGGCAACAGCCGTTACAAGGCCCGCGAGCGTTATTCGTTCGGTGTGTCTGATCCTCTGGGCGTCTTCGGTTCTCCCGGCGCTTGATGAGACAAGAAAAGGGGCTTCGGCCCCTTTTCTTTTTTGTCGGATCGTGTATATTTGAACCAAACCGGGAAATTCCGGTGTGTTTGACAGGCCCGGCTGGCGACATGCAGACGAACACACCATAACTCGCATGTGAGGAAACTATGGCTCGCACTACCTTTTCTGGCCCAGTACGTTCGCTGGGTGGCTTCTACACCCAAGGCCCCAACACGATGGTTGAGGTCGCCAACGGCACCAACACCCTGACTCTGGACGTTGCAAACTACGCTGGTCGCACCCTGCGCACCAACGATGCAACCCTGATCATCACCTTGCCCGCTATCGTGGCCACCGCTGACCCTGCGTCTTCTGGCCCGGGCGCTGACCCCAACACCATCAACAACCTCGGTGCAACCTACCGCGTGTTCGTTGAGACCACTGCTTCTGCTTTGGCAATTCAGACCAACGGCACTGACAAGTTTGTGGGCTCGATCATGATGGTGGACACCGATTCCAGCGGCGCAGTCTCTGGCTACGCTCCTGCATCGTCGAACGACGTGATCAACCTCAACGGTACTACCACTGGCGGTATCGCTGGCTCGTGGATCGAGATCACCGCTGTGGACGCCAACAAGTACTTCGTGACCGGCATCTTGCTGGGCTCGGGCTCTGTGGCTACTCCGTTCGCTGACGCCTAATCGGAGGTCGCCATGACAGTTCAAACCGATGTCAAAAGTGCCACGCGCACCGATGACGGCACCCTCGTAGGTGCCCGGGCTCGCATCAAAGCGATGACCATCACCTGCTCCGCAAGTGCAGGGTCGGTTGTGCTGAAAGATGGCGGCTCCGGTGGCACGACCAAAATCGAGATCAACACCCCCGCTCTGGCGGAGATTTTCAACGTCGCCATCCCAGCAGAGGGGGTGTTGTTCGAGACCAATGTGTACGTGGACGTGACGAACGTGAGTTCGATCACGGTCTTCTATGGCTAAGTCTCCAGCATGGCAACGGGCGGAAGGCAAAGACCCCAAGGGGGGTCTCAACGCCAAAGGCCGCGCCTCTGCGAAGAAGCAGGGCATGAACCTCAAACCGCCAGCCCCGAAACCCAAGACCAAAGAGGACAAAGGACGCCGTGCGTCCTTCTGCGCTCGGATGTCGGGGATGAAGGAAAAGTTGACCTCGGAGAAGACCAAAAAAGACCCGAACTCCCGTATCAATAAGTCGCTGAAGGCATGGAATTGCTGATATGGAAATGATGGTATGGAACACAGTCCTCTCCTTCGTGTCCGCGCTCATACTCTGGGCGTTGCGGACACATTGGGACGAGGTGAAGCGGCTGCAAATTTTGCTCAACCGCACCCGCGAGGAGATGGCCAAGGAGTACATCACGCGTGCCGACGTACATCACGACTTCGCACGGGTCATGGATCGCTTGGATCGCCTTGACAACAAGATTGACGCGTTGATCAAGGAGCATCGAAGTGCCATCAACTAGCAAGAAGCAACACAATTTCATGGCGGCGGTGGCCAACAACCCGTCGTTCGCCAAGAAGGCAGGCGTCCCGCAGTCCGTGGGGCAAGAGTTCACAAAGGCCGACAAGGGCCGCAAGTTCACGAAAGGTGGTGACACTATGGCAACGAAAAACATGAAGGGTATGCCTGCCGCATTGGCCAAGCATGCCGCAAAACCCGCATCCAAGGCTCACGCTGGCCTGAAGTCCGGTGGCAAGGTCAAGATGGCTTCTGGCGGCTTGGCCGCTGGCCACAAGGCCGCTGACGGTATTGCCAAGAAGGGCAAGACCAAGGGCACCGAGATCAAGATGGCCGGTGGTGGCATGTACAAGAAGGGCGGGATGTGCTGATGAAAGACCGCATCTACACCGCAGAGATGGGCCAGCCCCCGCAGGACATCGACGGCGCATCGGCCACGCGGAGCCCTAAGAAGCCCCCGATGAAGCGCCCTGCACCTCCAAAGAAGCCGATGCCCAAGGGCGAAGGTATGTTCCGCGAAGGTATGCCGGTTCCCCAAGACATTGACGGCGGGTCTGCCAAGCCTTTCAAAAAGGGTGGCTCCGTGTCCGCACGCGCAGATGGTATTGCCAAAAAAGGCAAGACCAACTGCAAGATGTACTGAGGTCTGCCATGATGCCCAGCCGTGGTATGGGAGCCATGATGCCCAGCAAAATGCCGGGCGGCAAAACCATGCGCCGCAAAGACGGTGACAAGTTCAACGACAACGGCGTGACCAAGCGCCGCAAGGACGGGGACGAGTTCACCATGTATGCGGAAGGTGGCAAGGTCAACGAGGCCGGAAACTACACCAAGCCGGGCATGCGCAAATCGCTTTTTGAGAAAATCAAAGGGCAAGCCGTGCAAGGCACAGGTGCAGGTCAGTGGAGCGCCCGCAAAGCGCAACTGCTGGCCAAGCAGTACAAGGCCAAGGGTGGGGGGTACCGAGATTGAAGGCTCCGCAGAAATCGCTCAAGGACTGGACAGACCAGAAATGGCGTACCAAGTCCGGTAAACCGTCGAACAAGACGGGGGAGCGGTATTTGCCGGATGCTGCGATCAAGGCCCTCAGCCCTGCCGAGTATGCCGCCACAACCCGTGCCAAGCGTGCTGGCAAAGCCAAGGGCAAACAGTTTGTTGCCCAGCCAAAGAACATCGCCAAGAAGACAGCGGGGTATAGGTAATGACGACTTCGGGCACGACCGACTTCAATCTCGAATTCACTGAGATCGCCGAGGAGGCGTGGGAGCGGGCTGGCCGCGAGATGCGCACGGGCTACGACCTGCGCACTGCTCGTCGCTCCATGAACTTGATGACCATCGAGTGGCAGAACCGTGGCATCAACATGTGGACGATTGACGAAGGGTCAGTCAACCTCGTTCAAGGCACCGCAGAGTACGATCTTCCTGCGGACACCATCGACTTGCTCGACCACGTGATCCGCACAGGCGCAGGTAACGTGGCCACACAGGCCGATCTGGCCATCACGCGTATCAGTGTTTCTACTTACGCGACCATCCCCAACAAGTTGCAGCAGGCCCGCCCTATCCAAGTGTGGGTGCGCCGCTTGCGCGATGCGCCCAAGATCGTGGTCTGGCCAGTCCCTGACCAAGGCACTGAGGGTAATCCCTACTACGTCTTCAAATACTGGCGCATGCGCCGTATCCAAGATGCTGGGGCCGGTGTTCAGACGGCTGACGCCAACTTCCGCTTCTTGCCTGCACTGACCGCAGGTCTGGCGTACCACATCGCCACCAAGGTGCCTGAGTTGACTGACCGCGTACCCATGCTCAAAGCGCAGTACGACGAGCAGTTTGATTACGCCGCAGGGGAAGATCGTGAGAAGGCGTCGGTACGCTTTGTGCCCCGCCGTTCGTACATCGGAGGCGGCTGATGGGAAGTCGATACGCGTCAGCCAAGATCGCCATTGCGATCTGCGACCGATGCGGGTTTCGCTTTCGCCTGCGCGAGTTGCGCACGCTCATCATCAAGACCAAGCAGGTCAACTTGTTGGTGTGCAAGGAGTGCTGGGAGCCTGACCAGCCGCAGTTGCAGTTGGGCATGTATCCTGTGGATGATCCGCAGGCCCTGCGTAACCCCCGCCCTGACAACACGTATGTGCAGTCGGGCGTGTTAGCCGATGGTTCGATTGGCGAAGGAAGTAGAAACATTCAGTGGGGTTGGAACCCCGTGGGTGGTTCACGTAGTTATGATGCTGGCTTGACACCAAATAACTTGGTAGCACAAGGGCAAGTTGGTACAGTAACGGTTGTGACAACGTAAAGGAGTCAGTGATGTCTGGAAAAATTAAACCATTCAAGATGGCCGAAGCAGGTGTTGAGTCGGTCAAGGAAGACCTGAAAAACACTCGCACCGTGGCCGGTAACAAGCGGGCTGATCCATATCCCGCGACCAAGACCAGCGGCATCAAGATGCGCGGTGCTGGCGCTGCCACCAAGGGCGTGATGAGCCGAGGCCCAATGGCCTAAGAGGTAGCCATGAACTACACCGAGTTGTGCATCAACATCCAAACCATCTGCGAGAACGAGTTCTCGGCGGATGAACTCGCCATGTTCACGCAACAGGCCGAGCAAAAGATTTACAACACGGTGCAGATTCCTGCGTTGCGCAAGAACGTGACTGGCGCGATGTCCACGGGCAATCAGTACCTCCAGATTCCGTCGGACTTCCTGTACTGCTACTCGCTGGCTGTCATCGACGCCGATGGGGAGTATCACTACCTCCTGAACAAGGACGTGAACTTCATCCGCGAGGCATACCCAAAGAACAACTTGGCGGCTCGTGGTCGCCCAAAGCACTACGCCAACTTCGACGACTCTGCGTTCATCCTCGGCCCCACTCCTGATCTGGCCTACAGCGCTGAATTGCATTACGGCTACTACCCCGAGTCCATCGTCACGGCTGGAACTACGTGGCTTGGCAGTGAATTTGATTCTGCTCTCCTCAATGGCGCACTGGTGGAAGCCATTCGCTTCATGAAGGGTGAGCAGGACATGGTGGCCCTCTACGAGCGGCTGTATGTGCAGGCCATTGGCCTGTTGAAAAATCTGGGCGACGGCAAACTGCGGCAGGATGCGTATCGCTCTGGGCAAGTCCGTATCCCTGTCAGTTAAGGAGAATTCTCATGGCAATTTCGCAAGCAATGTGCACTTCGTTCAAGGTCGGCATCCTCGATGGGGAATTCGACTTTGGCACAGGCACTTCTCAAACATTCAAGATCGCTTTGTACACCTCGGCTGCAACGCTGGGCGCTGCTACGACTGCCTACACTACCTCCAACGAGGTGGTTGGCACCGGGTACAGCGCGGGTGGGCAGAACCTGACAATCAGTCAGATTCCCACTTCCAGCGGCACCACGGCGTTCATCGACTTCTCTGATGTCACGTGGAGCACCGCCACGATCACTGCGCGTGGCGCGTTGATCTATTTGGCCAACGGCACGACCAACCCTGCGGTTGCTGTGCTGGACTTCGGTGGCGACAAGACCTCTACCGCTGGCAACTTCACCATCCAATTCCCTGCCGCAGACGCATCCAACGCGATCCTGCGCATCGCTTGATGGTGAGTAGGTGGCTGATGCAAAGGTAGCCTTTGAAGGTTGGGGCGCTTCAGGCGTTGCTTGGGGCGACCAAGGGTGGGGTGTCGGCCATTCAAATGTCACGGGCACAGGCGCGGTCGGAACCGTTGCCGTCACCGCTGACGCAAACGTCTACCCATCGGGCCTTGAGGCTACGGGTCAAGTTGGCTCTGTCCTTGTACAGGCAGATGCTGATGTCGCCGTAACCGGAGTCCAAGCCACGGGTGCCATTGGCACCGTCGTGGTCATTGCCGAGGCCAACGTCTACCCCACCGGGGTACAGGCAGATGGCTTTATCGGGGCCGTACAGGTCACGGGCGACGCCAACGTCTACCCGTCAGGGCTCCAAGCCGTCGGTGAGGTCGGAACCGTTGTGGTTCAAGCCGATGCCATTGTGCAGGTCACGGGCGTCGAGGGCACCACTCAACTGGGCACCGTTCAAGTCTCTGGCACGGCCAACGTCCCTGTCACGGGCCTTACGGCCACGGGCGCAGTGGGCACCGTTGTCGTCATTGGCGAAGCGGTTGTCTCCCCCACCGGAGTCCAAGCCACGGGCGAAGTGGGCACCGTCCAAATCTCTGGTACGGCCAACGTCTTCCCCACCGGGGTCGAGGCCACCGGAGCGATTGGCCAAGTTTCGTTTTCTCTGTCTATCGTCGTCTCTGTCACGGGTGTCTCAGGCACCATGCAGTTGGGCGATGTGGTCGCCACGGGTGGGGCTACGGCGCTGCCAACGGGCGTACAAGCCACTGGTTTGGTCGGCCAAGTAAATGTTTGGGGCCAGATTGATGACGGACAGAACGCAAACTGGCAAAATGTCAACGATACTCAGACATCCGGCTGGACTGTTGTGAGTGATACGCAAACTGCGGGCTGGCAAGATGTTGTCACATGAAAGGACAGTAGATGACTACGCAATACACTCCAATCCTCAAACTGGCACTGCCGGTTACCGGCGAGTTGTCGGGTACTTGGGGAGATACCGTCAACGACAACATCACGTCGATGGTCGAACAGGCCGTCGCGGGTCTTGCCACCATCAGCACTTGGTCGGGTAACTCCAAGACCCTGACTGTTGCCAACGGCACGACCTCTGAGTCGCGCTGCGCCATGCTCGTCGCACAGACGGGCTCTGGCGGCTCTGCATTGACGGGCGCAGGCGAGATCGTCTGCCCAGCATCCAGCAAACTCTACGTCCTCAAGAACGATTCCTCGTTCGCCATCACGCTCAAAACTGCTGCTGGTACAGGCGTGGCTGTGGCTGCGGGTAACACCGCGTTCCTGTTCTGCGACGGCACCAACGTCAACGCTTGCGTGACCACCATCATTGATGGTCGAGTCACCGGCAACCTGACCGTGGATGGCAACGCCACGATCAATGGCAACACCACGCTGGGCAACGCCACGAGCGACACCATCACCGCCACGGCACGCTTTGCTTCTGATCTGGTGCCCTCGACAGACAACGCTCGTGATCTGGGCTCGTCGGGCAACTCGTGGAAAGATGTTTACATCGACGGTACTGCGTACCTTGCCTTGGTTGACATCAACGGTGGCACCATCGACGGCGTGTCGATTGGCGCATCGACTGCGGCCACCATCATTAACGTGGACAACCTGCGCCTTGACGGCAACACACTGTCCTCGACCGACACCAACGGCAACGTGGTGATTGCCCCCAACGGGACTGGCGACGTGCAACTGGATGCTGACACGGTGCGTGTGGGCGACTCTGGCGCTGCGGCTACCCTGACCTCCAACGGCGCTGGTGCGCTGACTGTGACGACTGGCGGCGCGGCCAACCTCGTGCTCTCTACCAACAGCGGTACGGACTCGGGCACGATCACGATCAACAACGGCGCGAATGCCAACATCGTTCTGGCCCCCAACGGTACGGGCGATGTGCAACTGGACGCTGACACGGTGCGTGTGGGCGACTCCAACACTGACGTGACCCTGACCTCCAACGGCACGGGCAACCTGAACCTGTCCACCAACGGTGGCACCAACAGCGGCACGATCCAGATCGCCCAAGGCGCAAACGCTTCGATCTCGCTGACACCTAACGGCACTGGCACGACGGTCATCAAGAACCCGTCGATCAACGGCACGACCACGTTCAACGACGGCACAGCCAACGCGGTCATCTACCTCAACGGTAGCAAGCAGGCTTCGACCAGCAGCAACATGACCTTCAACGGTACCACGTTGACTGTCAACGACATCACCGACTCATCTCTGACTTCGGGCCGTGTGGTGTACGCCACCACGGGCGGCAACCTCACTTCATCGGCCAACCTACTGTACTCCGGCACTGACCTGACTGTTTACGGCCTCACCGTAGGTCGTGGGGCAAGTGCTGTGGCCTCCAACACTGTTGTGGGTGCGAGTGCTTTGGCAGCGAATACAACTGGCTTTTTCAATACAGCGTTTGGCATATCGGCCCTTGCGGTTAACACAACAGGTAACTCGAACACAGCGATTGGCG